CTCTGGAAAAACTCCTGAACGTCGATACGTAGCAACCGCCCCAGGTCGGCCGCCTCAAGGACCAGCACACAGTCGTCGCCATTGTTTCCCAGACTGGCGTCCACCCCGGCATGTCTGCACCAGGAGTGAACCATACTCGACATCAAGAGGCAATTGCCTAGCCCAGTGTTCATGTCTCCCGAAAACCGCATTCCGGGCACGTCATACTGGACCTTCCCGTCGTTACAACGGGCCTTGACTCGAGTCTCAAGCTGCCATGACAGCAACTCTGCCAGCTCGTCTCTGTCTGCCCCGGCGTACCTGGCTAGGTACCGAGCATGCTCCCACTCTAGAGCTTGCTCGCTGACGTGTTGGTCAAACCGCGAGGCGTCCAGCAACAAGGCGACCGGTCTGCGAAAGCGACACCATTTCTTATGGAGGATGCGGGCCACCTTCTGGGCGTTATAACCCTTCAGGATCGTGCGATCGCCCCACATGGCGTCAACCGACCGGTACTGCTCGTGCTCAATCTTCTTGATGTATCTCCCCACTGCTACGTTGTACCGAGGGTCACGTGGGTGAATCAACCTCGGTGCAGGGTCTGGCTTCTCGTGAAAGCAAATCTTCTCAGCCTTGAGAAATGCCGAACTGTCTGCGTCGACCCTGGAGAGGGGCCGCGCAATCAAGGATTCGACAGCCTTCTGGTAGATCGTGCGCCTGCGGCCCTCGTACGTCTCCACAAACTCTGTGAAGGAAAACGGTGCGGTCTTGGTCGCGTCTCTGTCCAGTGCTAACTGCTCCTCGCGCAGTGTCCGGTGCCAGACTCCGGGGTCGGGTCGGGGCACGCGCCTTAGGCCTGTGGGCCCCTCGACGACAAATACCCTTTCCCTAATGCCCCGTAGCAGGTTAACAAGGTTGTTGTCGTGCACCCCGTAGTCAATACGGGGGCTGAGCGCCGTAACCCTGTAAAACGGTCGCACCACCCTGCGGGGAGCCAGTGGAGTCACGGTGAGGTGTGCCCACGCCACGTCCCGTATGGTCCGCGTCGTGCGCCCGTGTTCTACCACCAGGCCCTCCTACTTGGGTGGGTCCCCAACATGGGACCAGATAGGTGCCCATGCACGATACCACCTGCCAGGTCGCCATGTCCATTGGCCGGCGGACATGTACTCACGGCGCTCTCGCGCCTCCTGGCACGCTGCCAGCTGTCGTGCCTCGATTTGGGCATCGCTGGCTACGAATGCCATCTCGACAGCAACAGGCAGCACCCTCGCTATCGTCTCGTCTCTTGCATCCATTGCGCGTAACTTTGCAGCACCTGTGCGGAGTAGTATGTAGTTGTTCGCTGCATTCCGCTGGACGCATGGATGCTGTGCTTGCAGGTGCGCCGCCAAAACCCGAGTGATTCGCCAAGTGCTAACATCGCGCGGCAACACCGCGTTGCGCACACGACGCCCGGGTCCCGGGGCAGCTGGTCGCCCTCTCCCAAGAGCTCCAGCATCATCTCCACCTGGCCCCCGATTTCCTCCGTTGCCACCTCCCGGCGGCACTGGAGGTCGCACAGGGTCTGCACGTCCTCGTTGCTCTGGCTCGGCGCGGTGGTCTGCGGCACCTCGGCCCCCGACATGCTCACCAGCGCCTCCGCCACGTCCATCTCCGCCGTCGCCGCGCCCCTCTCCGTCCTCTCGATGGGCGTCACCGCCGTCTCCCTGATCACCGACGCCATCCTCCTGTTCGACCACCGCAGGGTCAACGCAAGCAGCCCTGTCGAGATGTGCGTTGTACCCCCGAATCGATCGGTCGAAATGGCGTAGCGAATATTCAGGAATGTCTCCCCTTCGCCAACCCGCACGAGCCCATTTAATGAGCTGGAAAAAGACGTACGTAATGACGAGGATGAACCACCAGTTGGGAGGACTGGGGTCATCGTGATGTGACATCGTGATTGTTGGTAGGTTGTGTAGATCATGCCTAGTAGCGGCAATGGATTTGAAGAGTGTGGGGGCCCGATTTGTTTGATTCCCACCCCTTCTCGGGCGTGGTGGTGGGTGATGGTACGGGCAGGCGAGACAGGGCCCCCACAAGAGCTTACACCACGTAGGTGCGGCGACCGAGCCCGCTCCGGAGTGTCCCGCCATCCGCGTTCAACGAGGCGGCCCCGAAAGACTCACACCCCTGACTACCACGCCCACCTGAAGGCGCCGTTTTCCCTGGCTCCTCCCCAAAAGGCTCCGCAGGGTTGGTGTTAGGTAGAGCTCATTGTTCCCCAATAGGCAGCTCGCCAGACACTCATTGCCCGTCAGACTTGGCCAGTAGCCTGATCCAGAGCCGGCTGGAT